ACATCACGACCGTCTACAGTGCCGCCTACGGCAATATTGCCAGCAACGTTTAAACCGACACCGTTTATCAATTGTAATTCGTCGGAGCGTTGTCTGCTTACTATAACAAACGAACCGTTGCCTTTGATAGCAGTTTCAATAATACCGTCTTCGGTTGCATTAGAAGCATCATCTATTTTTCCTGTAACTTTTGCATAGATTTCATCAGCATTGCCGTCGTTACGTCCTTTGAACTGTATTTGTCCAATATAATCAGCGTCTGCTGGAGATGCGCTGTTGCGATATAATATTAAATCAGGACCAGCTGCGCTACCGTCGTCGGTACTTGTAAGAGTAATGTTGCCTGAGCTAACCGTACCTACAGTTATGTCTGGAGTACCAGATAGTCCTGTTGCAGTAATACCAAGTGCATTTATTTCAGATTGTGTTTGATCTGCTGTTGCTCCTGCTTCAATACCATCTAACTTCGTGCCGTCTGCTGCCACATCACGACCATCTACAGTACCGCTTACGACAATGTTTCCTGTGATACTAGTTCCTGTATTAGTTGTAGCAATCTTTACAGCATTGTCGTAATGTAGTCTAGCAGCACCGTCTTCTGTAAAATCAGCTAGCGTTTCGCCAGCTGCTGACTGTAGTCTTACAGTTGAACCTCTAAGACGTAACTCGCCGGTACCTGTATCATATACGTAACTGTTACTACCATCATGGTATACTTGTAGATCGTTACTGCTGCCAAATACTGCTTTGATGCTGTCATCGAATCTTAGATCACCACTTGTCTTTACATCAGCAGCATCTGAGCGTAAGAAGCTAGAAGCTTCTACGCCATCTACTGTGTCTGCATCAATACCATTGCCGCTGCCTTCGTTTGCAGTTGTCAGCACATTGTTTCCACCTAAAGTGAGTGTGCTAGAAAAAGTACCTGTTGGTGCTTCAAAAGCTCCTGCAACTAAAGTTCCTTCGTTGTAACTTGCATGACTTGTGTTTATAGCGCCTGCAGGAGTAGGATCATATTCTTCAACCAGTTTCCATTTTTGATCTGTTACATCAAAGAATAAACCCACATGTGTATAGCCTACACCAGAACCTCCTGTATTTCTATTTGAAAAGAAGCCTGTGTCAACATTTGTTGGTGCTGCTGTACCTGTCCACTTGTCGTTGAGTGTGTGGCCAGTAGTTGCACCAAATTCAACATAGATATTATCAGCTGAATGAATAAGTTGTTTGTCGCCGGTTATAGCAGTTCCGGTGCTAATTGTTGTCGAAAAATCGTCTAAACTTACAGCAAAGGTATCAGGTGTGCCTACACTGTCAATTTTTACATAGTAAGTAGTACTACTTGTACCTGTAAAGTGCCCTGAGAAGAAAGCATCATCTAAGCCTGAACCTGAAAAAGTAGTGCCAGCTTCGCCAATAGAGTCACCTTCGTTTGCTCTGTAAAAAGGAGCACCAGCTGTTACATCGCTTGTACTTACACTGGTTTGACTTCCCAGTACGGTTAAATCTCCATCTACTTGTAGGTCAGTACCTATATGTGCAGAAGTTCTAACACGGAAACTGTTTACAGAGTGATTCTGTTGATTGACAAGCAATATTCCATCTGTTGGGTCACTTTTCACAACCCATCCTAAACACATGGGATAGTTAGGATAAACTGGTGATGCGTTTTGAACAGCTCCGGGAGTAAGCCCTACAAAGAAGTTTTGCCCTGCAGATAGTCCTGAGGTGTCAACATCAAACAATTGTCCTGCAATTAAACAGTAACCATAACTGTTGTTTGGAATATCACCTGCTGCAATTCCTTGAGCATTGTATGCGTTTACGTCTGTAGCATCTGCAAGGCCTACTGTAGGTACTGCTGGCTTTGCACCGCTGGTGTAATTACCACTGAAATATAAAGGTTGGCCTTTTAGAATTGTAGATCCAGTGTCATTATAAACTCGTTGGTGTTCCTCTAAGCCTATTTCATGGACAACATTAGGGTCATCACTCCAATAGTTTATTGTAGCATGTTCTTTGTCATACCACATGCGACCTTCTTGGTATTCGGCGTGTCTATTATAATGGTTATTATTAAAGTCTACATGTGAGCCAACATTTACATCGTTGTCAACTGTCAAACTGTTTTGCATAGTGACATCTGCACTGAAGTTCGCTGGCGGTGTAACAGTGATAGCACTACTGTCAGTTGTATCTATAATAGGTGTAAACAAAGAAGTTGTAACAGTAAGTTCATTTCCGATTGTTACATCGCTTGGTAATCCAACAGTAACAGCAGCAGTTTCACTACCGCTTCCGCTCACTTCAATTTCATTTGCTGTACCAGAAACAGTTGCTACATAATTTCCTGTTGTGTCTGTACCAAGTGCTACTGAGTTGGCAGCAATAGTAGTCGCAACACTTATTGTTCCGTCTGCTGCCACAGTGGTAGAACCTGTGACATCGCCAGTTAAAGCCACGCTATCGCCTGATTGTGTTATAGCTGCTGCTTCTATACCGTCTACTGTGTCAGCGTCAATACCATTACCACTTCCTTCATTAGCTGTTGTAAGGACTGAATTACCACCTACTGTTAAACCAGTTGTTATTGCAACAGTATTTGGCAATCCAATTGTAATTGATTGATTACTTGCAGAAGTTTCTATTTCGTTAGATGTACCACTTATTGTTAAACTTTGACTTGCTAAAGCGACCGTACCTGTGCCACTGTCTCCTGCTGTTCCCAAGTCTGTGCTTATACTTGCTGTGGAAACTGCTGTAACTAATCCTTTAGCGTTAACAGTTACAACAGGAATTGCAGTTGCACTTCCAAAGCTTCCTACATTAGAATTTACAGTTGCTAGAGTAGCAGTAAGTGTGCCACTGGCAAGATCTGTAAGTGTAACAGACCCGCTTGCATCACCATTAAGAGTAATTACTGGATCTGGCTTGTTGGTTGTGTTGGTCCAATCTAAATAATAGCTGCCTTCTTGCCCGTCGAGAATATCAGCATCTAAACCAGAACTCGCACCGTCTACAGTTTTGATAGCAGTTAAAATTTCAGCAGCAGATTGATCTGCTGTTGCTCCTGTTTCAATGCCATCTAGTTTTGTACCGTCTGTTGCAACATCACGACCATCTACTGTTCCTGATACGACTATGTTTCCCGTGATGCTTACGCCAGTTGCAGTAGTGGCAAATTTAGCACTGTTATCAAAGTAAATAGTCTGACCTGCACCTGAATTTGTTTGTATACTTGTTTTTGTTCCGGCAGCATTTTGGAAATAGGTTGTTCCGCTACGTAAAAACAAGCTTCCTGTGCCAACATCATCTATGTAACTGTTTGAACCGTCATGGTAAATTTCAAGATCATTTCCTGTACCGAACAGTGCTTTTTCGTTATCGCCAAGACTTAGAGTGTTTGCTGTGATAGTACCGTTTACGTCTAATAGTGTGTCAGGTGCAGTTGTCCCAATACCTACTCTTCCGTTTTCTCTAATTGTGAAAATAGGAGTGCTAGAGTCTTTTATTACTTGAAACTTACTGTCTGTGTGATCGTTATCGCTGTCTATATTAAAAATAAGATCTTGCGTTGATCTAACATCAGCTTCTGATTTAACAAAAACGTCGCCATCAGTACCTCTGACTAGTTCGTCATTGATAAACTGCTCTTTTGCTTTGTTATCCCATTTCCAGCCACGAATTCGTCTAGCCATTTTAAATCCTTATTGCGATACTTCTATTGTATTTACTACTGCTGTCCAGCGTATTGTTTTACCATTTTCGCCTGTACAAAATATACCTACACCGTTGGCAAATGCTCTAGCATCTACTTGCCAGTCTGCATCGTCAGCAGCAACGATAATTTCGTATAGGTCTCCAACATCATTAATTACACCACTGTGATTATCTACAACAGCTTTGAGATGCCAGCCTCCGCTTTCATCAGCTGCATCTGTTCTTCTTGCTACAATATCAACTGAGTAAGATATTGTTGTATTTAACGGAACAGGAATTCTGTTACTAGCAGTGCCTCCAACAAATATTTCGGTTTCTGTATTATTAGTGGTTGTGCCATATAATATGTATTCTTTTTTGCGGTAATGAGTATCTCCGTGTGTAATTACAGAGTCTGCATTGTTTACATCAACATGACCGCTAACAGTAAGATTTTGTGTAACATTTATATCACTTGTTACAGCAAGATCATTTTCAATAGTTACATCTGTGCTAAATGTAGCAGGAGGCGTAATGGTGATTGCACTGCTATCGGTGGTATCAATAAAAGGCGTATATAAAACGTTACTAACAGTGAGTGCATCTTGAATTGTTACACTGGTAGGTAAGCCAACAGTCACAGCAGCAGTTTCAGAACCAGAACCACTTACAATCACTTCGTTAGCAGTGCCAGAAACTGTAGCTACGTAATTACCTGTTGTATCTGTTCCTAGTGCTACGGAATTAGCTTCAATGGTTGCTGTAAGTGTGCCACTAGCTAGATCAGTAAGTGTCACTGATCCTGACAAGTCTCCGCCTAGTGTAATTGTTGGATCTGGAAGATTAGAAAAGTTGCTGAAATCAAGATAGTAACTGCCTTCTTGACCGTCTAGTAAATCAGCATCCAAACCAGAACTAGCACCATCTACAGTTTTAATTGCAGTTAGTATTTCTGCTGCTGTTTGATCTGCTGTGGCATTTGCTTCAATGCCATCTAGTTTAGTTCCGTCTGCGGCTACGTCTCTGCCATCTACAGTACCTGACACTTGAATATCGCCGGTTACAGTTATACCAGTAGCTTCGGTAACAACTTTTGTTGCATCAGAATATTTTAAAATTACAGCATCGCCATTTTCTTCTAGCTGAGTAGCAACAACAAAATTAGTACCGTTGTATTTTAAAATACTGTTGCTGTTGATGCTTGGAATGGCAACGTCATTAAGATCACCTAACCTTAAATCTAAAACAACACTGTTTCTTATGTGCACAAAATCGTCTGCTGTCAAAGCAGCACCTAGTACTAAAGAAGTGCCACTTACAGTATAATCATCTACAGCCTTTTGTTTTGCACCATTGAGCCAAACTTCTATTTCATCGTACCTATAAGCTTTGCTCATAGTAACAGTATCTGATCCAGCTGTTACCGAGGGGAATTCATTTATATAAGAATTGTTTACAGCTATGTTTTTATATACGTGTATTTCTACGATATCATTTGTAACTAGTGGACTATCAAATGCAAGAGTAGTTCCGTTTACTGAAAAGTCTTCTACTTCTTTTAATCTGATACCATTTAGATAAACTGAAATTTCATCTAATCTATAAGCTGCACTCATTAGGACATTTGTGCTAGCATTGGTTACAATAGGATATTCAATAGCATAAGCTTTAGCAAGACCTGACTTTGTATCTACTACCGTAACAAGATCTGCAGCGTCTAATGTTTCACCAAATGTTATTGTTGTGCCGCTCAGCGTGTAGTCGCTGTTGATACGCATAAGTGCACCGTTTAAATATACGTATAAAATTTCATTAGCTGCAAGTGCTGCACTAATTGTTACATCAGCTGATCCGCCTGTTACAGTTGGATATTCAATATTGTAATCGTTAAGAGTTACACCAAGTCTATCTAGGTCTGCTAGTACATCTGCAAGGGTGCTACTGGTACTGTTTATAAATGAAGACGTATCAATTGCAACAGTATCTTCGTCTACTGTGATAATTCCGTTACCGTCAATAGATACTCCTGCACCAGTGGTGGCTTCTTTGTATTTTGAACCGTTAAAGAATATAAGGGTATTAGTAGTTTGACCTGCTACATCTGTATCGTCAAGATCTACAAAGCTGGTAGTTGTACTGATACCTGTTAAGTTAGAACCATCTCCATAGAATGCACCTGCGTAAATATCGTTGCCTGTAGCATTGCCACGTGACGTAACAGAGTCTAGTGTGCTAGTGCTTGAAAAAGTAACAATGTTATGCACAGAGTCACTGCTGGTTACAACACTCATGTCATCGCCGTCTGTCAGCCTGAGTGTGGAATTTAATCTAACGTCGATTGTTGAACTAGTATCGTCTGATATAGTAAAGCCATCGTTGTAACCAATAATGTCGCCAGTTACTTCTAGATCGCCTATAACTACCGTGCGGTCAGATGCAGTTGCAGGTTGAAGTTCTAGATTTGCCACAGTGCTGGTTATATTAACATTACCGATATTATAATTGTCCGCTACAGTGAGAAAATCTGTTTCAAATCTACTTGAATGAATAGTACCGTTTACATCTAAAGTGTACGCAGGCGAAGATTGTTTTACGCCTATTCTGTTGTTTGTTACGTCAATATAAAGTAGATCGGTTTCAACTGCAAGGTCAATACCGTTTCTCTCAAGATTAGCTTTAAGTAACGGTCCTGATATACGACCTACAGCCATGCACTCTCTCCACGGGGATCCTGTCCCTCCAACCACATTGCATTGCGGGTTGACCACAGTTTGTAATAGTATTTATGCACAAGGCGGTATTGATAAATACTGATATAAGAAGGCAGTAGAGGTTATCATGCGAGCACGAGAGTTTACAATTAACATACCCATAAACATAAAAATTAATGGGGACGGTGAGCCTGAAATTGATATGGGCAATAGTGACACTGATAATGATGAACTTGACCAGAATCCTGTGTTTACTCCGCCTTTGCAACAAAATACAGAACTTGCAAAAGCCGCAAACGGAAAACGCAGCGGAGTGATTGATAAATTGCTAGCAGATCAATCAGACCATGGTTACGAAGAAGCTGAACAAGAAGTAGGCGATCCGAGAAGTCAGCAGTGAGGTAACTGCGGTGTCAGACTTTACACAAGATATATTTTCAAGTAGACGTAATGTAGGGGACGGTAACACTCGCATCGGCCAAAAAGGCAGGATATGGTATGACTCTATTACTAACACTATTAGGATATCAGATGGTGTAACACCGGGCGGAACAACTATAGCAAGTTTTTCCGGGGCATCTTCACGTACAAAAGAATATCCAACTGTCACAGACGGCCAAGCTACAGTAACACTTACAACCGCTTATGATATTGATTCAATAGATGTATATCTTAATGGAGTGCTTCTAAGAGAAAATATTGATTTTTCTTTATCAGGTACTACTCTCACATTCGCAAGTAACCTTATTACAGGCGATTTAGTGACTGTTGTATCTCATGGTTAACTTTTATGGACTACGGTTGTTTAGATGTTCTTGAAAATCCATTTCGTGTAGCACACCTTCTCCAAACACACCTATTTCGTGTGAGCCCGAAATACTTGCTAGTTGGAATTGGATATCAGTCTTTTCTGCATACACAAATGGTAGGCGTCTTTGGATATTCATATTGTTGTAGAATGTTGTTCGTGCTACGTTTAGGATCCTGCCTGCTGGGTTTGCAACATAGTTTCTAAACAGTGCAGGTTTTGCCGCTGTATTATCTGCTGAGAACGCATCAATACGATATAGTGCAAACTGATAGCCTCTAGGTATGGTTGAGAAACTGTCTTGGCAACGACCATCACCTGGACGTATGCCTTTATAGTATGTAGGTGTTCCACCTAAGTCATCGCCTATATCAATTGTGCCTGCGTTTGATCCCGAAAGTATGATTGCGGTGTTTAGTCTTAGATATTCTTTTGTCGTGTTAACCACACTTGTGCCTGCAAGTGTAATCGTTTCACTAATACGATCATAGTTGGCATCAAGTCCTTGAATTAGCAAGTTCATTGTGTCATTGGTGTTGTCACTTTTAACTTGCATTATCTGTGCGGCTGAAGGAAACACATAGTCTGTGGTATTTGCTCTATACCACATTGCTCTTAGATTGGTGCCTACGGCAGTATTATAACCAAAAATATTCCATACTTCGTTGCCTTTGGTTTTGCCAAGTGCTACTGCGGCTTCCCAATTAATATATTTGTCGTTACTTGCCAAGGGTTATAGTCCCCATTTGTTTGATAGATAGTTTTCTACGTTACCATATTCTGTAGCACTCAAAGCTGAACTGAATAAGATAACTTCTGCAACAAATCCTTCTATACCTGAATCATCAGCATCGTTGTTTCCAATGTAAAAAGTTGTGTTACTAGCACTGGTCGTTGTCGCGACTGTGCCTGTAAAAGTAAGCGTCTTTGCGGCTTTGTCTTTTCTGTATATCAGTCTTGCAGCATTGCCTGTTTGGCTTCCATCAAAAACTAATGTATGTATGGCCCAATTTGTATTAGCCTCACTTGCTACAGTGCCTGTTGCACCTGCCATGCCTACTGTTATACCAGTTCCATCAGCACTGATACGTAAATCGTTTTGATCTGTTTCAGTAAAGTATTGAACTCCTGTTGTGTTGGCAAGTTTGCCAACAACAAAAACTGTGAAACCTGCTGCACTTTGTAAAGTTGTAAAGGGATTCACATTTAAGTTATCGTTACCGTCGAACTCAATATATCCATATCCGTTTTGTAATGTTGTATTTTCGTATGTAGGTTTAGCACTACCGCCGTTAGGGTTGGCGTTGTGAGCAAACGATGATTTGTCTGTCCACTGTGTAATTTGTCCTTCGTCTGTAGCACTTGGAATCAATGTGCTAGTATCAGCACCATCATACCATATTTGTAGTCCTGCTAAAGTTGATCCATCAACACTGTTATCAATACTTCCTGGATCGCTTTGAGCTGAAATTGATATCCAAGGACGTTTAAGTATTAAGCCGCCTGTGTTTGGATTATCATCTGCACCAGGAACATTGCCATTATAAGTATCAGGCAAACTTGTAGCATCATAAGTGTTGTTTGGGCGATGGTAATTTTTTGTATCATCGTCTGTACCGTTGTCGCTCCATGTACCATAAGTACCTAAAGCACCGCCGTCAGTTATCACTCTTCCTTTACGCTTTGCTTGAGCATACTCTAGTTTAGCAATTTGTCTTGCTTGCTTTGTAGAAAGTGTTGATATACCATTAGCTGCCATAACCGCTTGGATCCTTTACTCTAATGTCACTTGGGTGCTTCGGTCCATTTACTCCACCGCCTGCATGTGTTGTAACACTAGCTACAGGTTCTATAATTTCATTTGGTGAATTATCGTAACCGCGATTAGGATCGTTTAACATTGAAAAAATCTGTTTAAAACGGCCCTCGGGCGGTTGCTCGCAAGGAGACACAGGAACAATCTCAACTTGCTCCTGTTCTTCGTGTGCTTCTAATTTATCTAAAAGGTCTAGTACTGATCGTACAAGGTCTGTAGCTCTCATTGCATACTCCTGTATGCAATATTTAGCCCTTTTTAGCGATCAGGATGAGGAACTAATTCGTAATCGCCGTTGGATTTTTCTCTATACTTTAAAAAACCATTTGCAATAAGGTTTGCTACAGTGTTTTCTGTAGCTTGATTTTTACCATCCAGCTTACCTAAAAAATAAGCCAAGGCGCTTACACCAACAAAAATTGCAATATGAGTTAGGGTCATTGTGTTTTCCTAAACGTTGTTCTAACTGTATTTACTTTAACACAATACAAAATTATGTCAAGAAAAATTCAATAAATACCAGTGCTACAACGGAGGATTTTACAATGTCATTAAAAAAAATTGCCTTAGAGTTGGAGCTTGGACAAGAAATATTAGTTGGTAAAAACAACGAACGTGCTAAAATCACAAAAATAGAATTTCACGAGAAAACAGGAGTTGTATCACTAAACACAACTCGTGGTCCAAGATCTGCACTCACTTTTAAACTTTCTCCACAAAAGTATTATGAGAATGTAGCAGACAAGTATCGCTGATAAATAACAGTATGAAAATTGCCGATATTACAATCCACGAAGACGATATTGAAGAATGGAAAGCAAGTAAAGATACTTGCAAGAAAACCACTCCTATAGGTGCTAGTGCAGAAGCAAGTTGTAAAGCACAGGGCCTTCGTGCTAGAGATACTAAAAAGACACAGAAAATAGGCAGGCGCAGGGTAAAGCTCGGCGGCACTAGAAAGAAAAGTACCACATATGGCGGCCCTGTGAAAGATTACGGTTCAAGAGATAGATTACCAGGTGGTCGCGGAAGACTTAGATAATGAGAAGTAAAGAATTTGTATTCGAGTCTGATCTTAAACTTCTTTATCACTCTATGACTTATGAAAAGGCTGTAAGAATACTGATCAATAACGGTCTTGAAGTTAATGTAGAAGATGCCATTCCTATAGCAAAAGATAGTTTTATAAGTTTTAGTAGATCACCTAGCAATCAATATGTTACTGAATTTCTAGACAGAGCCGTTACTTTTGAAATTAATCAAGAAAAATTAGAACAAGCACTGCAAACTAGACAAGGTAAGTCACCAGGTAGGTCCTATAAATTAGGGCCATTTACACTAGGACAAGTTTTCGACGATGAATTAGAAACTAGGTTAGACCTAGAAGGCAAACAACCTGTGATTGGTCTTAAAAAATTTGTTAGAGCAGTTCATGTATGGCCAACAGAAGCAATACAAACTGTTGCAAAATACGACGAAACAGGATATATACCTGACAGGTACAAAGACGGCACTGAACTTACAAAACAGAATTATGTAAAATACATAGATGTTGTAAGGAAACATTCACAGCCTGATTTAGAATTATTAGATCAAGTGTTAGAAATGGCAGAGAAAAGAGGCATAAGAACTCATGTGTACTTGAATAGAAAAGACTTCTTAGGAAAACGTATTCATAAAAGTCTAAGACCAAACGGTAGAACTCTAAGGCAAATTTTTAAAGCAGCATTAGCAATTGTAACAAGAGGTAGAATAAGATGAGATTCAGTGAAATTTTAAATGAGCATCCAATGGCACTTGTGAAAGCTCTTTACAACTATATTACAAAACAAAATGGGGACATTACAAATCCTCAAGAAATTATTGATGCAAGCGAAGTTTTAGGACTGCGCAATCAGTTAGATACTGATCGTATTCAAGACATAATTAATCCACTTCAAGCCTATGCAAAAACTGCTGACTATAACAAAAAAGATGGAGATTTAAGTGTTAAATTAAATGTTCCTAAACCTACAGATGATTTTGAGAGTAGACGAAACGAAAGCTCGCCACGAAATGTAAGAAATAATAATCCTGGCAACATAAGAAAATCTAAAGATGCTTGGCAAGGAAAGACAGGCAACGACGGTGCATTTGTAACTTTTGACACACCACAAAACGGAGTCCGTGCACTTACAAAACTTTTGTATAATTATCAAAAGAAATATAATCTGAATACTATAACAGGAATTATTACAAGATGGGCACCTCCTAGTGAAAATGACACTGCAAGTTATATTGCGTTAGTTGCAAGCAAAACTGGCATCGGAGCAGATGAAGAAATAAATTTAAAAGCCAACGCTGCACTTACAAAAAAATTTGTTAAAGCAATTATACAAAAAGAAGGAAGCCAAGCTGCTGTAGATTATTTTGATCCATATATCGATGATGGTATAGCAGCAGTAGACTGACGGTTGACAAAATCTTCCTTTCTGTTATAATGTTTTTTTAGGATTAAAGTAATGCCTGACGTTTTAGTGTTAAATGCTGATGCAAGACCTTTGTCATATCTACCGTTGAGTTTGGTAGAATGGAAAGAAGCAATTACATATATGTGTTTAGATAAGTGCGCAGTGTTAGAATGGTATGATGACTGGATTGTAAGTTCCCCAAGTTGGGAAACTCGTGTGCCTGCTGTGATCATGTTAAAAGATATGTATAAGCGAAAAACACATCCTAGATTTTCAAAAAACAATGTTTACCTACGTGATATGAACACTTGTCAATACTGCGGGAATGAATTTTCTAAACATGATCTTACATTAGATCATGTATTGCCAATATCTAAAGGTGGTAAAACAAATTGGACTAATATTGTAACTGCATGTAAAAGCTGCAACGTTAAAAAAGGTAGTCGGACTGATGTCAGTCCGTTACGACGGCCGTATAGGCCAGATTATTATGAGCTAGTACACAAAAGAAAACAATTAAAATTTGAACTGCGGCAAGAAAGTTGGAAGCAGTACATATAAAAAAAAGGAGCACTAGGCTCCTTTTTTATTCTTATTATCTGTATCGGATATACTAACACCGTGATAGTCTAGTAAATGTTGATACTGAGCTAGTGCTCTACGTGCTCTAGCTTCGCCTACAGCTTTCATTGCGTTGCCAACGCCTTTCCAAAATGATTTCATTAGTTATGGTTCCATACATCTAGTGTTGTTTTATAATATTTTTGAAAAGGAGCTTCTCCCCTATTCAACATTTGCTGCCTATTCTCAAGATCATAAATGTCATGAGCATTAGCCAAATAACGTTCTTCGTCAGAACGTCTATCAAAAAGAGACTTAATAAATTTACGCATCGTTGTCAGTTCCGATTATTGTGCCATGAAAATTTACTTCCCAAGGCATTTCAAATAGGGTTAAAAATTTTTTTATTTTTTGATGTATAATTTTCATTACTTTTTAATCCTATCACGAATTCCACGAATAGCAGTATCACGTGGAATGCCATTTTGCATCAAACTACGAATTTCTCTGCCGTATTCGAACGCTACATATTGGTCAAGGGCAGCGTCTCTTGCTCTTTTTTCGAAGAGCCGTCCTATGTTTAACATCTATTAAGTCCTTTTTTGTAAGTTTAGTAGTAAAATCTAGAGAAAGAAAAAGTTTTTACTAACTCTATTTACATCAACTATAACATAAAAAAGGGGCTTTAATAGCCCCTTTTAATGCAAACGATCTTTGCGCTGTGTGCATAAGTTACAGTAATATTACTAATTTGCTTTGCAGTGCTTTGCGTATAGGCTACAAGTATGGTCGTTTATCATGTCCATTTTGTTACCCATTAATCCATTCCAACGATCCATGAGTTTCTTTACAAAGTCTACTTTTACTACAAGGCCATCAGAATTTATATACTTTTCAGTACCTGCATGTTTGAAGCCCATAAATGCTGGCGGAACCATTGTAACAATATCATTATTGTTTACCCAACGATAATGCGTTTTGTCTTTCATGCTGTCTGCAAATACTGCGTCGCCTGCTCTTGGAGATCCGAAAGTATGTAGTTCAAGTGGATCTGGCAATGCGTCATCGGCCCACGCTCTACTTGCCATAATAGTAATCATTGCAGCACCTAAGCTGTGTCCAGTGAACCATAAGTTTCTTTGATCATCATTGAGAGCAATTAAATCTTCGTAAATCATCTCCCAAATGTCGTCAGCTTCACGTTTAAAGCCTTTGTGTACTTTGCCTACTGTTTCGCTGTCTTCTTTTCTTGCATCTAAATCTGCAAGCATATCATTAAAATTACCTGGTTCAGTACCACGGCATGCAAACACTACATCTGAATCGCTTTCAAATCTATATGCTTGTGCTCCGTCTCTGTTATAATATTCAAAAGTATGAAAACCAAATTCTTTTACTAATTTTTCTGCTTCTTCCGGTTCTTGGTAAACAAACTCAGATAGTTTCGCAAGAACGTGGCCTCTCCCCGAGACCCGTAGTGATTTCATGTGCATTGGGTTGCCCTCCATTCCCAAAACTATTTATGTAACAGCAGCTAAATAAATGCATGCGTAAAAAGACAAGATCCATCTTAGAAGAATTACAAAGTTATAGAAGTCAAGATCCTGACTCTATGATAGAAGCATCAGCTGCAAACATTTTAGAAAGTGTTATAAATCTTATGTCTCGTATAGACAATCAGTATGGCACCGAAGTAGGCGTAAAACTAGAAAAAAAGTTTATCAATGCTTTGAAAACAGGTGACATTGAAAAATTCAATCGCAGTCTAAAACGCACAATAAGGGAAAGCAAAAATGAAAATCCTTAATGAAGGCGGAAACATATTCAAAGATCCTGAAGGTAGAATATTAACACAGAGAATCAATAAAGCAGATGTATTACCTACTTTACAATGGCTAGAGCAAATTACAGGTTTACCACATGAAGATTTTATGTTAGGATCTACTGGACGTAAAGAAACCAGTGGAGACTTAGATGTGGCTGTAAATCAGCAAGATGTTTCAAAAGATGAACTTGTGAATAAATTAGCAGCTTGGTGTAAAAAGAATGGTAAAGATCCAAAAACATGGATTCGTAAGACAGGTATCAGTGTGCATTTTCTTACACCTATTCTTGGTGATGAGTCAAATGGCTATGTACAAACTGATTTGATGTTTGGCGATCCAGAATGGATGAAATGGAGTATGGCAGGTTCTAACGAAGGTACAGCTTATTCTGGAGCCGATAGGCAAATACTGATGAGCAGTATTGCTACTGCGCAAGGAATGAAATGGAGTTCTCAAAACGGCTTGATTGATAGAGAGTCTAATCAAGTGATATCTAAAAATCCGCAAGAAATTGCGCAACACCTAATTGGTCCAAATGCACAAGCAGATGACTTAGAAAGTGTAGAAACAATTCTTACAAAACTACGTAACCGTATAGATTACAGAGAATTAGTAGCCGATGCAGAAGCAACTTTTGCAAAAAAAGGTATCCAATTACCTGAAAGCAAAGATATAACTCGTTTGCGTGAACTAGCCGGAGCTATCTAATGAAAGTTATAGAACTATTTGAAGATGTTAAGTTTACCTTGAATGAAGGTGCAGAAGCACGTATACAACACGCAGAAGATTTAATTTTTTGGGAAGGGTCTAAAGGTGCACTTCGTGCAGTTGATGCGCTTAAAGGTTTAGAACAAGGCAGGCACAAAGATGTTACTATCAAGTGGGACGGATCGCCGGCTATAATTTTTGGACGCAATGAAAACGGTGATTTTGTTTTAACAGATAAAAGTGGCTTTGCAGCTAAAGGTTATGACGGTAAGCCCACAAGCGCTGCCGCAGTAAATGCAATGTTTAGTAGACGTAACCCAAATAATCCAGAAGCACAAAAAATATTTGCAGGTAAGATGTCTGCTCTTTACGACCTTTATGAAAAAAGTTTTCCTCAGCATGTAATAGGATATTTAAAAGGCGACCTACTGTATTTTGATACTCCACCTCAACAAAATGGTAACTTTGTATTCACGCCTAATATTGTTACCTACTCTATTGATGCATCTAGTGAAATAGGAAAAAACATAGCAGCTAGTAAAAGTGGAGTAGTGGTGCACAGGTTTATGACTCCTGACGGTAAAGATTCTGCTGTACCGCAAAGTATACTCAATCAAATGAATACAGGTGAAGTACTGTATTTTCCTCCTGTAACTGTTGAACGTGCACCTAATGTCAACGACAGTCATGTAAATGATGCAAATAGTGGTATTACACAATATGGTGCACAAATTGACGATATGTTGAATACCGAACGTTTAACAAGATTAAAGATGAAAGACCTGCCTATGATTTTCTATACCTATCTTAATAGAAAAGTAGACAGCGGTCTTACAAATCTAGGATCTGATTTTGTAAATTGGCTAGGCACTAGCAAAGTATCACCTGCTAAACAGCAGCGTATTCAACAGTATATTACTGAGCATCAAAGTGCGTTTAGTGGTATGTGGAAAATTGTAGATCAAATTATGCAAATTAAAAATGATATAATAAAGCAGTTTGACTCACATAATACAGCTATTAAAGCGACAATTGGTGATGCTTCAGGCGGCGAAGGATATGTGTTAGATCATAGTCAAGGTGCTATAAAATTAGTTGATAGATCGGGTTTCACTGCTGCTAATAGGCAAGTGCAAAGAGAAGCAAAGAGCATTGAACTAAATCAAATCCAAAAGCTGAGCGGCATAAAATGATGGAGTTCATTAAAGAAATACACGAAGCACGAATGGTGAGAAATGAAAGTGATCAAAAATCACTTACATATTCCGACTGCTGTGAAAAATTATTTTTGACTGTATGTATTATTGAAGTAATGCGATACGATAATGAAAATGATAATTTTCTTAATAGGTATCTAGATAAAACTTTAGACTACAACGGTTATAAAATGTTTAAAATTGCAAATACTGACCTTTACAATTTCATATATTTTGTAACTGGCGATAACGCAGCAATGGATAAGTTGAAAGATCCAGGCGCAGCTAAAAAAGTTAGACGTAATACACATTTACCTATCGCAACACTTGCTGGACATCTAACACAAATTAAAAATAATCCAAGAGATTCTAAAATAAATTCATACAGTTTATTTTATGAACTACAAAAAAGTCTTGCAGCACAGATATCAGATTATAGTTTTATACGTAGATTACTCGCAAACTATACAAAAATTTCTGTGCAACAGCGTAAAGAAGTAGTAACCAAACTTTTGTTTGCTGCTCGAGCAAAACTACGCTCTAGTGATATTATAGATGACTTTTCTCGCTGGGTAGGCAAAAATCGCTTAGAAGTAAGTTCTGTAAGAGATACAGAAATTGAAATAAGCCAAGCTGACTTTGATGCAGGATCTACTAAAGATATGGCATACTACAGAATGCTTGTGGGCAGCGACAACATGGTATTAGCACACAAATTTGTTGAACGTTCGTTCAAAAACACTAATTCTCCACTGAATTATATACAAAGTTATTTGCCTATCATTAAGATGATTCATGACTTTATTCAAGCAGGACCAACAGCTATACAGCAGCTTAAAGTGCTACACAGTAGAATTAAAAAATCTAACAAATAAATTAGGCAAAACCAGTTTTTTTTATTATCTTGCTAAATACTATTAACAAGATCATTCCGGTCTTGAAACATTTTAGGAGATAAAAAATGGCTGTAACATTTGACGTAACCCCAGCTAACGGTGGTACCCATGCGGTAAACTCACTGATTTCAACAAACCAGGTACAAAGCTTCCTGCTAACTGTTCGTTCTACATCTAACGGCGACAACACAGCAGTTGACCTACGTGCGGTAGACGCTGCTTATGGTTCTGTATATGATACTATTCTAAGAGAACTTAACCCACTACTAGTGTTTGGTGCAAACGCTGGTACTGGTGTTGTACACCTAATTATGGATGCAAGCCACTCAGACGCAGCTTCTATTGCTGCACGAGTTGGTGCGCTAGATGGTTGTGGTACAGACACAGCTTGTACACTAGGAACAAGCATCACTGTAGCATAATAAGCTTATTTGTGTTGAATAAAAAAGCGTCACTTTTACAGTGGCGCTTTTTTTATGACTTAAATAGTTGATGCGCTTTCAAGTTAAAACACTTGTTGACATTACTGAAACAGGTATCCGTCGACGACATAATAAAGAATCATTTCAACAAGATAACTGCGACACAGTAATTCAAACTATTGGACTTAGAGCCAATCCTGAAAACATTAATTTTTTTATAAAAGATGAAGATTGTGATACGCAATTTGGATCTAGATACAAAGGAACACAGAAAGTTTGGGTAATTGAATTTGAGCCTAACATACCTGATTCTATTACACTAGACATGTTAATTAATGACTTTGATCTAGTGCCTTTTTTAATAGATCTAGACGAAACTGTGGAATTTGCTATTCCTTGCTTTTACACCCAAGACAATGAACTACAGAATATTCTTTTTCTAAGTGTAGCATAAATATATTATCATTAGGAATATCAATGAGCACTACAAGTTTAGAAAAAGAAAATTTAGAAGCGCATGTGGATTTGTGTGCTCAACGTTACGAGTTTTTAGAAAGTAGACTAGAGCAGGTAGAGGAGAGCGTAACAAAAGTGCATGAATTAATTCAATCACAAAATGAAGTTATTCAGCGTAATAACAAAACTGTGATCGGCACTATTATTACAGCCTCTGGCACTATAATGGCAGGATTATTATCTACTATCGTTGTGCTAATATTTCAGTTAGGATAAGCAAATGCAAGAAGCAAAACAAATTTGGGGACGAAAAGGTCAAACTTTAGTACGTAAATATAGATGTAGTGGCGGAAAGCGACACGGACGCATTGTTTCTTCTCCCACAGCATGCCATGCTGCTCCTAACGTAGCACGAAGTGCACGAATGAAAGTTACTAGAGCAAGACTAGGCAAGGTAATGGCAAGACGAGCAAAGCGCACAAAACGCATTAATCCAGCAAGTAAAAGATTAGCACAAGGGTTGAATAAAAGAAGATGAAAGTTATAGATCTATTAAAAGAGCAAGAAGATGTGCTACAAGAGCAAGACCCTGTACTAGCAGCAAACACAGCTTTGCAGCAGGCGAGGGAGGCAGTGCGAGTCAAGCGTGATGAAATACGTAAAGCACAAACAGAAGAATTGCCAGAACTGCAACGCAAAGAAAGAGCTGCTGCACAGGCAGTGATAGCAGCACAAAATCAAAGAGCTGCTCAGCCGGCACAAACAACACCTACCACTGCGCCGACAGCACAAACTATGCCTACTGCTACTACACCAACCACAGGCGTAGCCACATGAAGATCAATGAACTAATCCTTAGTTACGAGATTCAACGATCAAACGAAGAACAAGATCTATTGAATAAACTCGGATTGCCAGTTCCTATTGACAGTTTGACAGAACGTGAAGAAGTCATATTTAAAACTCTAGAACGTAAAAATCTAGTAAATAAAATAAAAGAAGACGGACATATACTGGTAAAGCGAAATGAATACTGTCATACCCCATTTAAAAGAGCTCCTGAATAGCGTAGATGTTTCAAACATTCCTTATCAAAAAGGGAATAACATCTACATAGGGCGTTCTTGCGTAAGAAAAGTCAAATATGGGTATAAAACTTTTTACAACAAAAAATTTGTAGCTGAGACATTTTCAAAAGTAGCAGCAATTACTTTAGCAAAATTATCTAATACTCACGAGGACAAACTTTTCCAAATAAAAAAATTAGATAATATTATACATAAGAATTTTAATGACTGCTTGTTTTATAAAAACGCAAGCAAGAAATCAAAAGATCCACTAGCACAATCTGTGCTTGATGTAAGAATAGATGTAAGTACTGCAAAAATTGATAATGCAGTATCTGAACTGTTAGATATTTTACATAGAAATTGATAAATATACTAAACAATTGGAAGCAGCACCATGAATATAAAAGATATGAATAAAAAGCCAACTTTAACAAATTTAAAAGACAATCTTGTTGAAAGATTTAATATTGATGTTGAGTTAGACGAGTATTCTTTGAATCAACTACTAGCAATGCAGTCTACTCTACAAGAAAAAGTAAGTAAACTTGTAGAAGGAAATAATTTTGATTATACACAGTCAGATGTATATCAAAAGAATCAACTGTTTTTAGAAATACTCGAAGCTGAGATAAGAGATCGCAAAGCTTTAATAGAAGGCGCTGAAGACAGAGCTGGTATAGTAATGGCATCTAGAGACATGGTAAACAAAGTTACTAACTGGATGGAAGATACAGCAGAAGCACAAAGCAAAGCAATGTTAGAACTAGCTGACGACATCCGTGATGAAATGGGAGCCGACACAGCACAACAATACCAAGACGTTGTAAAACCTGCACTAGAAAGTTTATATGCTGCAATGGAACAATCTAGAGAACAGCTAGTTGCAAGTGTTGGTATACTTACAGGCGAAGGCGGCCCAGTAGAGCCAATGGGCGCACCTGATATGGACATGGGTGCTGACATAGAAGGCCCAGGTGAAGAAGATATACCTACAGACGATGAGTTTGGTGCTGCTGCTGCCGCAGCCGGCGGGGATGAGCCAGCAGACCGCACACGTAGAGAATCAGTTGATCTTTCACGTAGACTTGGCACTATAATGAGCGAAGGCTACGGCAAAAAGAAGAAGAAAACTACTCGTAAAAAGAAAAGTTATTAAAATGCGCTTTGCAGAAATTCTGCGAGAAAATACAGATCTACTCTATCAAATTCTTGTGACTGTGCAAGGCAACGCCGATGCTGATGAAAAACCTGTGTATCTTCACTTTGATGGAATTAAAAATCCTAAGCCTAATGTGATAAATTTAGATTTAAATCGTTTAATGACAAATGCAGGAGCGCAACAGTTTACTTTTGATACATTTAACAACGCATACGATCAAGACAACCGAATTCAAAAAATTGTTAAACAATTTGATAAGGACGGAATAGAATTGAAAACAGATCAGCAAATGACTTTGCCTGCTGATCAAGAAAAGCGCATGCAGGATTATGATGCAAAAGATGATCCAGCAGCAGCACAAGCAGCAGCTAAACAACTAGAAGACTAATTTTAGTTGACTTTTAATTATTTTACCGTATAATAGAATTATGACTGAACGTAACCACGACGATATTGTAGCAGAGATAAAACTTCTTATTGAAGAAAAAGTCAAGCCGGCAGTTGCTGGCCACGGAGGCAATATTGAATTTTTAGAATTCAATGATGGTAGACTTTTGCTAGAGCTAGGCGGTGCATGTAGCGGCTGTGCTGGCAGCACTATGA